AGTTGAAACTGATGAACTAACTGTTGTTTCTGCTATTTTTATTAAGCTACCTGCCATTATTTAACTCCATATACTGACACTTTTCCATTACCTGAAAACCTACTAGCACTTTCATTTAACTCAACTTGCAATCCTGTTATAGAAGCTGTGCTATCTAACAAACCTATGACTTTATACCCCCTTAAATTACCACTTGGCATAGCTGCTGATTGAGATATACAATAGGTATAAGAACTTGAACTAAAAGGATTGAATACATAAGCTACATTTCCTTGTGATTGTCCAGAATCATCTATGCTGTTAAAAACATTCCATATTCTTGTTTCTGATTGTCCATTGTTTGAACTAAAACTAGTTTCCCCTTTCATAACTAATTGAGCATAATAATAATCACTAGAGCTTATTACACTATCACTTGAATTTATAAACCTTAAATTAGCACCTGTTGCAGTAGAGTTTTTTCCAAGCATATTAGATCCTTTAATCATATACACATCATACTTATCAGTAAAAACATTAGTTATATTTACTGTTTGCACATCATCTGTCATTGTTGTTGTGCTTATTAATTCTAAACTTCCTGCCATTAGCTATTCCTTAATTCCATATAGAGATACTGTTGCGTGTTCCATATTACTTCCCTGATCAGTAAGTATTCTTATGCCATCAACTGTGCTTGTTTGTGGTAATACTGCACTAGCAAATTCAAAACCAAATGTACCACCTGCACTTACACCAGAACTATGAGATGTACTAAAACTATATTTTGAACTATCTCCTAAATTATAAAAATATATATAACAGTTATTTGTTTCTTCATCATCTGTTCCTGTTGCGTGGCTTACTGTTACTTCATCAATACCTGTACTATTACTCTCGCCAAAAGTTCCACTAGCTAATCCAAATTGCCTAGCTTGTTGATAAACTGCAGCAGTTTCTAAAACTCCACTTTCATACAATCTATAAGCTATATAATGATTATCACTTGCTGGTTGAAAATTGCTAACTGTCATAAAATGAACATTGTATGTGCTTTCTTTTATTGAAGTAAAATCTAAAGCTGCTGAATTACTTGCAGTTTGAGTTTCAATTAATTCTAATTTTCCTAAATCAACTCCACCTAGTCCAAATCTAGCTGCACCTAATGGCATATTGAACTCCTAACTAAAATCTAATAATGAATTTAAAAGTGGTGTACCTGCGTCCACAAATAAAAATGTTAATAAATCAATACTTGAAGCAGCAGTTGATAAAGTTAAACCTGATCCACCCGGTGTTTTAGCAGTAGCGTGTCCACCACCATTTACTGTTACTTGGTTTATTGCCATAGTCCTACTACCAGTTCCGTCTTGTGTAACTTGTAATGTAAATGTTGAAATACCGTTTGTAGGTACATTTGTAAAATCTATATCTGTAACGTTATGAGCTAATGTTACAGTACCAGTATTGCCATTTGCTAAATCTATTGCTAATGTTGTTGCAGAAGTAACTGCTACATCTGTTTCTGCATAATCTTTTAATATTATTGCACTTGCTGTTTGGTCTGCAAAAGCTACTGCACTATCAATAGCTAGGTTTAGTGTAACTGCACCAGAAGCACCACCACCACTAAGGTTTGTACCAGCTGTAACACCTGTTATGTCGCCTTCACCAATAAAATTTGACCAGCTGCTCCCATTGTATAGCTGAAGCACGTTGCTGTCGGCCAAATAACAAAACTGGCCTTCAATCGGTGATGTAATTTGTGCGTCCCTTGCTGTACTATTGGCAAAAATACCAATACTTTGTTCCATTAGATAATCATTTACATCTGCTGCTGTAAGAACTTCACCAACAGCAAAAACTTTAAAACCGTTTGCCATACTTTTAGTTTATCCTTTCATTGTTTATGTTTTGTTTATGTGTCATTAATAACCTAACTTGTCTGTATCTAATATACCAAATAATGCGTTATCTAGTCGCATAAATGCTTGTACGTCTGCGTTAGATAGCTTATATGAACAACTAAATATATCTGGTGTAATGTTGTAACTAATACTGTCAATTATCTCATTTGATGTTATTTGTGCTGGACTACCACTACCGGGTGGTGTTAGTTCTACTTTGACCACATCACCCACTTCACGATCTAATATACTGTTTTGGTTTCCAGTTGTGGCTTCTGTTAAATCAACAACTAGGTTATCAAATCTAATTAATGCGTCTTTAAACTTACCAAGTAAAAAATTTGCAGCGTCAAGCACTTCAGTATCACTATTGTTATATAATCCACTTCTACTTAATGTTCTAATAAGATATTTACCTTGTGATCCAACATCTTGTACTGTTTGCGTTGTGCCACCATTTCTTTGTAAAGAAACTACGTTAAATATCTCATTGTCATCATTGATATAATCTACACGTAGGTAAGGTATATCGCTACCGTCATCACTAAATGTAGCGTCTGGTGTGCTTGGGAACGTAGTATGACGTGATTTAAAAGTTAATTTACCGTCTTTAGACATAAACAGTAAACCATTTTCGCTACGTTCAATATTCTGTAAAACAGACAATGTGTTTTCTGATAAAGAACTTAATGATTGCATTGTAGATATACCTGTTTCAATATCACGATCTGCACCAAACTTAACATTTGTATTATCTAAAACATTACTAACCAACGTACCACTGTCTGTACTACTAAATGAAGCATTAATTAAACTTGTGTTTGCTAATTTCATAAATGCGTCTGAAGCAACAAAAGTTGCAAATGAGTTGTTTTTGTCTGGATAACTTAGGTTTATATCTGTAACAAAACCTACAAATAAATCTTTATATGTACTACCACCGTCTGTTGTAGCGTCAACGTGTATAGCAATCATTGGTTCAATACCCGGTGAATATGGACTTGATGTATTAGTGTTTTCGTATTTACGTGCATTGTTTAATAGTCTTACTGAACAACTACCTGCAAAAAAGCTATCTGTGTCTCTTGATCTACCACGATTAATACTTACACTTTGTACATCAGCTGTAACATCTGTAAGTGGTGTTGCACCACCTAGTTCAGCACTATCTAAAACACCACGTACTAAGTCGTCTAATGTAAATGTATTTTGTGTAAAACCTATGCGAACACGTACTGTTGGTGCTGCCATTATCCGATATTTATAATTCTATTAAGATTACCGTCTGTACGATTAAATTCTTTTAATCCTTGTACGACAACATCTTTTGCGTCTTGTGGGTTTGTAACAGCACCATTAAAGTTTACAACAACACTTGGTTCACCAAAAGTAGATAAACCACCCATACCTGTTATTTTTGCTGCACCCCTAGTTGGATCACCAGCTACTTGACTTGCTACTTTTTGTACTTCTTTTACAGTTTTTTCTACTGGTGTTTCAGTAGTAGGTGTATCTGCTAATAAAGGATCAACAATACTGTTTGCAGTATCAATAGCTTCACCAGCTAATTCTACAATTTTTTCAAGTGCAAGTTCATATTTACCGTCTGCTAGTTTTTCTAATGCAGCGTTGTACGCTTCTTGTGCTTGTGCTAGTTCAAGCATTACATTGACATTATTAGTAGATACTTCATTTAATTTATCTTGTGCTTCTGTTACTTTTTCTGTTGCTTTTACTTCTCTTTCACGTAATTCTTCTTTACGTTCTAACAAATCATTTATACGTTTTGCAACATCTTCTGCTTCCCTTTGTGCGTCTGCTAAATCACGTTCAGCTTCTTCTACATTTCTATCTGTACCTATTGCTTCTTGTCTTAATTCATTTAAACGTTCTTGTGCAAGTCTTAATTCAATAGTTTTTATTTCACTACCGTCTTGTTCGTCTGTTAATCGCTGTACTGCTTCGGCTTGTCTAAGTATTGCCAAACGTTCTTCGTCTGTAACTTCCTTAGCTTTTTCTTTTGCTTTTTCTAACGCTTCTTCTTTGTCTTTTACATCTTGATTGGCACTTGCTAGATCATCATTAGCCATAGCAATATTCTCATCAATATCTAATAATGATTTGTTTATATCTACTAAATCTTCTTTTGCTTGTTGTAATGCTTTAGTTGCAGATTTTTCTCTATCTAAAATTGCTGTAATTCTGTCCCTAGCACTAAATAAAGAATTTAAGTTAGGTAATAAATCTTTTTGAATTGCTTCAGCTTCTTCTGCTGCAACACGTACTGCTTCCCTGCGTTCTGGAATTAACCCCATAAGCATATCTTGTTCTTTTTGAATTGCATTAGCTCCGTCCACTATTGCTGGGTTTAAATTATCTTTATATATTTTTGCGTAATGTTCTGCCATAGCAGCACTTCTTTGCTGTTGTATATTTTTTGCTTTTTCTTTATCTGTATATTGTTGTGTTTGATCTGTAACTAACTGATATGAACTACTAACACCGTCAACTTTTACACCATATTTTTCTGCAATTACATTACCTGCTTCCATAGCGTCATTACTATTATTAATACCACCTACAACAAATTCAATAACACTAACAATTATGTCAAATACCTTTGCTAATGCTTTAAAACCATTTTCTAGCATTGGCAACAATACTGGTGCTAATACTTGAAATAAATCTACAACCCTTTGAATTATCGGTGCTAATTCTTTCATTATTGGTGCAAAACCTTCTGCAAGATCACTGACCAATTCACTAATAACTGGCATTAACTCTGCTGCAACTGGTAGTAGTTCATCACCTAAATTAGCTTTTACTTCTTTAATTTCTGCTGCTACTTTACGACTTACGTTTGCAAAACTATCTTGTGTTCTGTTTAAATCGCCTTGTTGTACTTTTGTTTTCTGTAATAACAATTCATAAGTTGCTAATGCTTTTTCCTGTTTAGTAAGTTCTTTTGCAGACGTTTTTCCTGTCATAATAAACGCTTGTTGTTGTACGTCTGCTTCTAGTATTGCAATACCAAAAGTTTTCAAACTCTCACGCTCACCTAAAAGTGCTTTTTCAAATGCTTTTAATACTGGTGCTGCACCACCTTGAACGTTGCTAAATGAAGCAACATCACCAGCTAAGGTAGCTAAATTCATTGATAGATCAGCTGAAGCGTCTGCCGTGAAATCAATACCTTGTAAAACTGCACCAGAAGTAGCTAATAATTGCTGTAATTCAAAATCTGCTAAACCAGCTTTATTTGCAAAATCTTCTACAAATTTACCTGTACGTTGTGCGGCTACACCAAATGTTTCATCAAAAGCCGCAGCAGCTTCGTTAGCGTCTGAAGCAGTTTGTATTGCTTGTACACCAGCTGCAACAGCGGCCGCACCAACAACTGCAAAACCAGTAGCGGCCGCAGAACCAACTCTGCCTATACCACGACTAAATTTACCTAATGCTGTATCTGATTTACGTATGGATCTTAATAAGCTATCAGCGTCCCCAATAAACGCATACCTTAATCTTTTTTCTGCCATTACGCTACTTTCTTAACTAATCCTGTTCTACCACTTGTAGATAATCTTATTGGTATATCTACAACTTTTGCCATTTGTGTTGTTGTCTTAATGGCTTTAAAAACTCTTTCTAAGTATTCATCTTGTATTTGTGGTAATGCGTTTCTAATTGTTTTACCAACTACATAACCACCGAAACCTGTTTGAAACGCTTTATCGCCTACAAATCGTCTATATAAACGTCCTGCACCCGGCCTTGATCTAGGTAATTTACCTAAATTAGCTTGTGTGTAATATCTAAAACGCTGACCTTTGTTTGTGTTTTTAGGTACTGGTTGGTAGATACGACCAAATTCTAGCGACAATACTGCGTTATTTCTATGACCTTGCAACTCTATACTTGCTTGATTTTGTCTTGCACGACTTTTTATGCCTTTAACACCACGATCCCTACGGTGTACTGGTCTGCCTTGTACGTTTTGTTGTTTACCAAGTTTTATAGCGTCATTTGAAACTTCTTCTGCTATATCTTTATTAACTCTACGTATTGTTTTGTTTATTTCTTTATCTAGCTTTTTAAAATCACGTAATAGTTCGTTTAATCCACTAACGCCAACAGCACCAGTAATTGCAGAAGTTCTACCCCTGCCCATTTGTTCAATTTTGGCCATATTTTCTTGTTAATACATTAGCAATAGCAGTAATTATTTCTATGTCTGTATTCAGTAAATCGTTGGGACTTAGACCTGTATTTGCACTAATTGTTGCAATTAAGTCTATTACTTCGCTTTTGGGGTATCACTTTGAAATTCCTTAATGGTATCTACTTTTTGTAAAAAGTCATCAAAAGTGTCTGTTTCCCCTTTGCGTTTAGCACCTAGCCAAGCCAAGTATGCAGCGTGTTCATAACGTGCTTCTTTTGGATCGGCTAGTACGCCAAAACCAACGTTAAACTGTCGTTCAAAACCAACTAAATCAATCGGCCTAATATCAGCTTCAATTTCTTTACCGTCTTGATATTTAATTATGTAACCTGAGTTCATAATGTTATTTTAACCTTTCTGATTTATATGTGTTGATTTTATTAACTTGTAGCTCTCGTAATTGAGCCGCTGGTTGGGAACGACACACTCATAGTGGCTAATTCACCTACACCGTTTGCTACTGGACTATGTGAATTTACTAACACATTTCCAGAATAGCTTGGGTTAGTTGCACTAACTGATCCACTTGTTGGTTTTATAACAAAAGCTGTTGTTGAACCTAACAATGGGAATAATGTTGCGTCCACTTCACTACTTGCGAAATCTTGTTGAAACTCTATTGATAGTGTTCCGTCTTTTAACCCACCAGTTCTGGATTGAAATGTATCACCCATAGCTGTTGTAACGATTTCATCAGAAGTAATTTCCAATGTAACACTTGAAACGTGGTCTGATAAATCAACACTGTTTAAAACAACACTTGCGTCTGTTAAAACAAATTTTGCCAATGTAAACTCCTTTCAGACTTAATTTTATAGTTAAGTAAAGAAGTTAAGTTGTGTGTGTTATTCTATTCCTGCTTTTTCTTTAAATAGTTTTTGCCGACTTTCGTACCAATCTTCGCCATATTTCTTTCTACAATGATCTACTGTACTTTGTGGTAATCCAAATAATCTATTCCATTTTTTATGTTCTAAATATTTAGAAAACCACATCATACACTCTAATATGTTTTTAAAATGAATATGTGTTGATGATCCCCACGAGTGTTTATATATTTTATCTGTTATTTGTAAATCAGCACCTAACCTACTAACCCATTTGATTTCTACATACCATTGTTGATTATCTAAAACAACAATATTTTTATCGCCAATATTTATTTTTTGTTTTGTATTTATTTTATTTGACATAAAATACCCCAATCTGTTTTGTACGTTTTTTTAATTATACCACAAAACGTGGTTTATCTCAAATTGGTTATTCTATGCCGATTGTTGCGTGAATAGAAAAACTTGGGTTAGTTCCAGATATTGTGTAGTTAAGTCTGTAATAAGTATCTGTTATTGCACCTGCTGCACTTTGATAATCAGCACCTATTGCAGTAATACCTGTAAATGTAATTCTATCTGTTGGACTTGTAAAACTTGAATTATCATCTGATTGCAACTTAAAAGTTACTGTTGGTGTTGATGTACCACTAACAGCTGTACAATGTATAGCAACATAAACTCTTTCTGTTGCACCAACTGCACCTAACTGTACCCCGGTTGAGTTACCAGTAGCAGTTAATGCACCGTCTAATTCTATTTTGCCTTGTACCACTTCATCATCTGATTGTGATTTAGAAATACTAAATGGTGCTATTTCACCAACTGATCCAAACATTTGATAACTAAACAATCTTGATTTCATAAAGTAAGCTGTATTGCCTACACCTGCGTCTGGTACGGTTGTAACAATTAATTCGTTGCCTATTGAAGCACCAAGTAAAGCGTCTGGTTTGTTTGCACCAGCTTCATAGAAACCGTCCATTGATAACGTACTGTCTTTTAATCCACCTAGTTTTTCTCTAAAACCACCACTATTAATTGTTGTTGCGTCTAGTTCTTCAGCTGTTATTTCTAAATTTACGCTTGTGATGTGGTCTGATAAGTCATACCCACCACTAAAAACTTTACCGTCATTAAATACAAATTTAGCCATTATCTATTTCCCACGCTTCATTGATGTCTGGTGTGCTTTTATCATCTTTTATAAATGTGCCGTCTTTTTTTCTAGCACGTTTTTTCTTAATTGTAGTCGGTTCAATATGACCACCTTTTATTAATGACTTAGCAACATCTTCATCATCAATACTAATAATGTCGCCTTTTTCTTTATCCATTACTTTTTTATTACCAATAATTTTATATTTAGCCATTTGATCCACCTTTGCAAGTGTCTGGACAAGATCCACAACAATTCATTAACTTGTTCCTTTCGTATAAACTTGTACTTCTATATTTGCACCAATAGCGTCTATGCCATTAACACTTACATCTGCACTTATGTTAGATACTGATACTGTTCTAGCGTCTGTATCACTAAGTCCTAAAGTCCTATTATTAAATATAGTTTGTCTTACGCTATTAGAACCTTGCCCTGTTATAAAACCGTGTAACTTATCTTGTGCTGTTCTACTGTCTGCACGTTGTACTGCAATTAAAACATCAAATGTATATAGATCAGTACCCCTTTGCATAGCTAAATCAAACTGTATATCTGTCGGCACAATAAATGCTGCTGGGAAATTTAAACCCATATCTGGTACATTATCATAACAACGAAGTCCAGAAATATTACTTAATGTTGTTTTCATACCGTCTGTAATTTCAGCAAGTGTAGCCATTAAGAAACACCTAGAACTGTACCTTTACGAAATGGTGCAATTAATCGTGTTATTTCTCTGTTTTGTTGAATATTGACTACGCCAAAATCACCAACACCAGCAACGCCTAGTGGTGCGTTTCGCATAGCAAATAGTTCACTAGCTAACATTAATGTAGCTTGTCTAATCTGTTCTGGAACACTTGCATAACCCCATTTTGCAGTTATTTCTGCACGTGGTCTGTTACTTGAAAAATCTAGTGGCCACTCGTGATTGCCGTCTGATATAAGTTCTACAATATAAAATGGATTTCCTTGTATTCCACCTACAACACCATTTATCGGTAATACTTGAAATTCACTAGCAGATACAGTTGTTTCGTATGTGCCGTCATCATCATCATCATATTTAACTACTAATCCAGTAGTTGTTGAAATATCATCTACACGAAGTCTATATAAATCATTTGTAAAAAATTTACGTGCTGAAGCCGAACCGTCTGCGTAGAACTGTCTGCCACAAAATGCGTCAATTTGACGACTTGCTGCATTAACTGCGTCATCTAGTAAATCATCATCTGCTGTATCGCTTGTAGGTATGCCAACAAACGTCTTTAGCTGATTTTGTGT